AGTATAAATAATATTTGACTTATTATCTGAATTAGTATAAATTAGTTTTATCAACAAATCAATAGGTATTATATGTACTGCACAAACGGGTTTGACGCTGATAGTTTAAACGAACTGAAAAGATTCTTGGTATTTATGTTGAGCCGCTAAGAAAACAAAATAGAACAGTGCCGCTCGATGAGGCGATGGAAAGATTTAAAGCAAATTAGAGGGCGGAATAATATGAATGTACTTGATTTATTTTCCGGCATTGGCGGGTTTAGTCATGGATTGGAGCGCGCAGGAATGGAAACGGTAGCTTTTTGTGAAATTGATAAGTTTTGCCAGAAGGTGCTAAAGAAACATTGGCCTAATGTGCCTATTTTTAATGATGTAAGGAATTTAGATTATGACGGAGCAGTTGACCTTATTTGCGGGGGTTTCCCTTGCCAGCCATTTAGCGTTGCCGGGAAGCAAAAAGGCAAAGACGATGACCGTCACCTCTGGCCGGCTATGTTTAGCCTCATCCAAAAATACAGGCCAAGTTGGGTTATTGGAGAAAATGTTGCTGGAATCATCAATATGGGCCTCGATGACGTGCTTACTGACTTGGGGAGTGAAGGTTACACCACAAGGACGTTTGTTATTCCAGCTTGCGCCGTCAACGCCCCACATAGAAGGGATAGAGTCTGGATTGTGGGCTACTCCGAATACAATGGACAGCTTGCCGCCAAGGAGCAAGGAGTCACTGGACAGGCAAATGCAGGGAGCCAGGAAGGGCAGAACAAGCACAGCGAATCTGCGCGACCAATTGGTGCATGGGAAACTTTATCCGACCCCGACAACGAGCGACGCAAAAGGTGCAGTAAAGAATCGCTACAGGGGAAGTGGGAACGAATATCACAACCTTTGCGAGCATGTGAGGGAATCAGCGGAGGATGGGATTTACCCACACCCAGAGTTTGTAGAGGCGATGATGGGATTCCCAATAGGACACACCGACTTAGAAGCTTAGGAAACTCGGTAGTGCCACAAATACCTGAGATTATTGGCAGGGCAATAATGCAGTTTAATCAATAATTCAACCCCATAGGAGAGAAGAGTATGTCATTGGCAATTTGTAATATATGCGAAGGCTTTATTGATACGAATGAGGAGGATTTTGCACCTTATGGCGGATATGACATTATTTGCAATAAATGCTATAACGAATTGCCAGATGGATGTGGAATCACGCAAGATGAATTAGACCGAAACAACGCGGAGCAATCAAATGAAAAGTAAAGAAGAGTTAATCGAGATAATGGCTAGGGCTTTAAGAGATAATGCCGTAGAAGTACATAAGCAAATTGGCGACATGGAAAGGATGTTGTTGTTCAAGAGAATGATTTTACAGGCGCGTTAAGCAAGTGGACTTCAGAAGAATTAAAGGCAAATGCTTATTTAATAGCCGCCGCTCCAGAATTATACGAAGCCTTAAAGGGTGTCCTTAAAGAAGCGGATAGAAATACAGTTAGATTTATAGCAGCGCGTGCAGCAATAGCAAAAGCGGAGGGAAGGTGATGGATGAATTGGATTTAATATATGAAGCAAGTCGCCGCCTAGAAAATATAATTAATGATAAAGCGGCAATTAGAAGCGTTACATTGACGCGAAGAATTTTTGATGCGGTGATTTTTAAGCTTGAAGAAAAGACTTGGAATATAGATGCGTTAAATAGACACGCTGTTAATAATTATTTTATTTATAAAGGCATTACTTTTTTTAAAGAGGTGTAAGGATGACAAGTTTAGACAATTTAGCGCAAGAAAGAGCGGAGCTTGAAGCTAAGGTTAGATTACTTACTTCTGGTGATTTATGCAATGAAGAGCATGATACACATGAGGCATGTGCAACTTGTATGCGTGATGCTATTAAAATAATTAGCACCTACCAGGTGCGCGAGGCAAAGCTTACGGTGATAATAAATGAGTTGCAGCAAGTTATGATGCAGAGGTTTATGCAGGCGGAAAATAAAGCGTTCCATGAGAACCTTTCCGAATCTTCGGGAAACCTAAGAATGTGCCAGAAGTGCAAAGGAATAGGGCTTGAGCATAAATTACATGAGTGTGTTTCCCAACAAGAGAAAGAAGCTATTGAAAGGGCAAATGCGGCTTTTAGGGAGCATCTTTTTAGAACTAACATGTTACTTTTAACGTCAAGTTACATGAAAGAGCAAAACTTATCAGGCATGGGCGCACTTAAAAATCCATACGTGCATGGACTGCCGGAAAACAATACAGGCTGGCCTTTATTTGAAACCAAGAAGGAGAAAGAGTAATGACAAATATTACATTAATAAACGGCGGAAAAGATAACAAGACTATTGAGCCGGAATACAAGAAGTTTCAGGTTATGTATCGATTTGAAGATAGAAATTGGTGTTTTCAGATATATGCAAAAGATAGTAACGAGTGCGACAAGCGTATATCAGATATTAAGCATTTTCCGGTGGAAGTATCTGAAATCATTGAGGAGATACAGTAATATGCCAACTCCTAAAACACCTTCATATACCAAAAAGGCTATTAAGAGCTATCAGGTTAAAACTAAAGAGTTCCGCAAAAGGGTATTGCCTGATGAGTATGAAAAGCTTCTAGCATACTGGAAAGAACTAATAGCAGCACGTAAGAAATAATGGGGGTACAAAATGGGTAAAACACCAAAATATATATTAAGAAGCGCGCGTGAGGAGTGGGCTAGGTTTAATTGTAGGGATATTGGATTAAATCTTAGCCATTGGATGCCATTGCCGCTTCCGCCATCAGAATAGAACTAACCAGAAGAAACAGAGGGAATTATGATTGCTAAAATACCGAAGTGGCTATTGGTGCTGTTGTTTGTAGCGTGCATATTGTTAAACTATAAGATTAACTAAAAGAGGGAATTATGAAAAGGGAGGAGCTAAAAGAAATTAAAAAAAATATTCTCAAATGTTTAACGCAAGATTTTGAATATGGAACAAAGAAAGACGGCACACCATTAAAACGCAGAAGAAAGAATCAGGCTATCTTTGATAAAAATGATGGGTATGCCATCTGGACTAGCACAGATTTAAATATGGTTATGGATAAAGTTGTGCTTGGATTATATTTCACGTTAAATGACAAGAGGGAATTATGAAAAGTAAGATACTAAGAATTATAATTGGTATGCCGTTTGTTATGGTTGGGGTTATAGTAACATTATTCATTTCTGGTATGTTCTCATTTTTTGGGTGGTTGTTTAGGGATGATACGTGTTACGAGATTGCAGAAGAATTTCGGAGGCTGGGGTGGAATCCTATAACATTTTTAAAAAGGGTGTGGAAATGAAAAGTAAAGAAGAGATGATTGAGATAATGTCGGAGGCTGCTTATTTGGTGCGCTATCCTTCGAACTTGTTTATTGGCTATCAGGAATTAGGTGAAGAAGATAAAGAAGAAATAAGACAAGAACAGGAAGCAGCTTTAAAAGCATTATGCGGGGCTTTGCCTGATGTATCTGGAAAGGATGGAATTATGAAGAGGGCAAGCAAGGAGATGAATATCTACAACCAGCTAAAACAATGGGGTAAAGAATGAAAGTAATAACTAACTACCGTAAAGCCTGTGAAGAAGTAGCTAAGGCGTTTATTGGTAAATATTATCCAGGGTCACACTATTGCGATGATTGGGATTCTTACTGGGTTGGTGATGAAATAGGAGGTGTGTTTTATATATGCGATAGGTTTTTCAATATTGACCGTATGATTGAAGCGTTAGAACTTAAAGCTACCCACAAGCAATTAGGCGAGTATGAAGATGCAGAACTTGAGGCCGCAATAAAAGAGCCTTCCGAAAATCTAAAGGTTAACTTTAGGAATTACGTTAAATATGGGTGGATGAAATAATTTGCAGATTGATGAAAATAACTCTTGCCCTAGGGCATAAATAGTGTATAAAGGTATTAGTAAGGGCATAAGGCACTTGCGCAAATCAATTGGAAAGGTTCAATTATGAAAACAATAACAACTATTAATCCTAGCAAATTACCCACCAAAGACAGGTCAAAGTATCTTAATTCTTATCATATTATGCGCAACGCTCTTACTTGGGCATTTGAGCATGGTTATAATCCATTTAATAGCGCATGCGGGGAAGAGGAGCGCGAGAGTAAATTTCTATCTGCATTGGAGGATATGCACTCTTTAGTTATGATTCCTAATGCTAATAAATGCTTATTGTTAGCAGCAGAGGAGATGTACAGCGTTTTAAAAGAATTGAGATGTAATGCATATGTAAGTGGTGATGGCATAATTATTAAAATGGATAAAGCCTTAGCAATAGCGGAAGGGGAGTGATGAAAGAATTTAACCAACTAGCAGAATCAGTATTTGGGTGGGGCTGGCAATCAAAGCTAGCCCGCGCCTTCAAGGTTAATGTGCGTACAGTAAGGCGTTGGGCGGCTGGTGATTCTAAAGTGCCTGATAAGATTATTGATGCGCTGATTATTATGCAAAAGGGTGGTTAGCAATGTTACGTGAATTACTGAAAAGGGAGTAGGGGATATGGGTAAAAGAGCTGATGTTCTTGCGAGTAATGATTCAGTGGTAATAATGATGAGAATCAAGAATTGTGACAACGCCGCAAAAGCTATTAAAGAGTTTGAATCAACTATGGCCTGTCCTAGTGATTTTAATGTAGTTAGTGTTGAGATTAAAGAATAACTACTATGGGGCGGTTTGGCTGAGTGGCTTAAGGCAAGAATATATCTCGGAGGGGAAAGCGGATATATCGCATATTTCTCCCCCCGCAAGTTCGAATCTTGCAGCCGCCCCACCAAAAATAACTACTATGGGGCGGTGCTGTAATTTCGTAACAAAAGAGTTCTTGGCTATCGTGCCGAATGAGTTTGAAGCCAAGCGCAGCGAGCATAAGGTACTTTGCCACCGCTCCACCAACATTAAAGGAGTAAGTATTATGGGCATAGAAAAAACTTTGGCGTGTAAACATAGCGCAAGATCAAGATATACAACAGGATTTTATTGCGAAGACTGCGGGGTGTTTGTAAAGAAAGGAACGCAAGAATATAGGCGAAGCGGTGAGTTAATCGCATCTATTAGTATGGTTTTGCATAATAAGTGCGTAGATTTCCGCCGGAAAAATGAAATAATTCCTGAAGAATTAACAAAGATTGAAGAGGAGGTGGATAACTTATGGCACAAAGGAATTGGGGATTCTGAAAAAATAATAACAAGAGCTGAAGTATTTTTATTAAAATACGGATTAAACTCAGATAGTGCTGACATTACATTGCAATAAATTAAGCCAAATTAAAGGAATGAATATGAGAGAGAAACTAAAACAGAAAATTAACAACGCTATATTAGAAGCCGCTAAGGATTTGAGAGAAACTTTAGAAGAGCCTAGAAATGCAATGATATTTGAACATTATGCTGAAAGCCTATCAAATCGGATTGTTGAAGCTTTAGAACCACAACCAAAGGACTAACACATGACGCAGGGATATAAAATAGGCGATAGAATTACGTATACAGGAGTCCCGCCGTTATGGAAAAAGCTGTTAATTTGGTTGAAGATAATAAAACCTCGCAAACTTAATATGTTTGTGGTGTCAGTAAGTGATGAAAATACATATAAAATTGGTAAACAATCATGATAGATAAACAAGTAACAGATGAGATTCTAAGTATGGCAGAGAAGGCCTATTTAAAGGGCGAAAAAGGAAGTATTGTTTACCCCAACGGCATGAAAGCCGCACTAGAGGCTGTGTTTGCATCTATGCCAGACGACAAAAAAGTAATTAAAGACTTTGTGGATATGATGGAAAAAATAATGAAAGAGTTCAGAAACAGTTATGAACTAGCAACGCAGAACGAATATAGAATAGCGCAGGTTCGCACGGCAGCTAGAATTATTACTTCCGTTGAATACCAAGCCCTAAAAGCCAGTATATCACCAGTTAGTGAGGATAAGTGCAAATGCGATGTTAATGGATTCGTGGATATTAATTGCCCCAAGTGCGGATTGAAAGGATGCAAGCAACCCACAGACACACAAGACAATCAAGAAGTGGATTATTCTAGCGTTGCTTTGCAAAAGAGTCAATATGAGGCACAAGATAAGGCCAACGATGATTATCGAGATATACTTAAAACATGTTATGAGGCCACAGATACACAAGAGAATAAAAGTTTTTGGCCAAAAGAAATGGAAGATATAATTGATAAAACATTGGATGAGGAATTTCCATTTAGGAAGCTACTCAAAGAAGACAATGATGGGTGGATAGAATGGAATGGTGACTGCCGATTTCATGGCTGTCCAATAGATGAAAGTGCTTATGTAGAGGTGCGCTTCAAAGATAAAACCACGCTCAAAGAATACGCTCATGCTTTAAAGTGGATGTGGACTAACAATGGTAAGCTCGGAGACATAATCGCATACAGGATTGTAGAAGAGCCTAAGAAACAAGTGGGGCTTGCTATAGGTAGATACTATAAAAATCCACCATATCCTGAAAGGCTAGAGTTCATAGGCGTACGCAACGATAAGCATCTATTTCTGACAGATGCGGGCAATCTCTACGTGGTGCACCCGTTAGATTTTCCAACGCTAGAATTCTGGGAGCAAAACAAATGCAAATAGAGAGCGAGGGGCTTAGAGAGTGTCCATTTTGCGGAAAGTCGCCAATCACAAGAATTACCTTTGGTGTGCCGCTTGTGGAATGCGGTAATGCTAAATGTTTAATTGCACCATCAACTTGGTTGAGAATCCAAGATACTGATGTTAAGGCCGCTATTAAAGAATGGAACGCCCGTACCGCATCGAAGCAGGAAGCCAAACTCACAGCAATAGTAAAGGAACTGCGGGAGGCTTTGGAGTTTTATGCTAACGGAACAAATTATAATTTTCATTCGACCGACCTTGAAAGATTAAAGAATGAGGGAGTTAGTGGAGCGTATGTACCAATTAACAAAGATAGAGGCAATACAGCCAAACAAGCCCTACTAAGGGCAAAACAGATAGAAAGCAAATAATTGACATTTAACCAAGATGTTGTAATATAGGATTTTAACACGGAGGTCATTATGCGTAATAAATGCGGAACTAAAAAAGGTAAAGGCGGAAAGGGCAAGTAATATAATTAACTCGATATTGATGGTGTAAGATGCTGGGAAATATCGAAAAGTTATTTTGGACAATTTGTATATTTTGTGCAATATTTTACTCAATATATGAGATAGGTGTAGTATTGAAATATATAATAAGCGGCAGATAAGGAAAGGTAATAATATGGCCGCTCCCAAAGGCAACCAATTCTGGAAGGCCAGAAGCAAGCACGGGCGTGATAAGATAATCGCATCCGCTGAACTACTCAAAGAAGCCTGTGAAGAATACTTTCAATGGGTAGAAGACAATCCACTTAATGAAGAAAGATTGTTTGCTTATAAAGGAAGTGTTACAAAAGAGAGTGCATATAAAATGCGCGCAATGACTATAGATGGTTTATGCATATTCTTAGATATTAGTTTACAAACATGGCATAATTGGCGGGAAAATAAAGATTTTATTGAAGTCATTACCTATGCTGAAATGATAATGAAGAACCAGAAGTTTACAGGCGCGGCGGCTGATTTATTGAATGCTAATATAATAGCTCGTGATTTGGGTTTAACTGATAAGCAAGAAGTGGAGCAAACAGGTGTGCCACAAGTAGTAGTAACCAAGAATTATAATAACCCAAAATGAAAATACTAATTCCCCTATTATTTCTGATAGCTTGCGCACCACATGGGCATCCTATCCATATAAAGAACGTGCAGAACTTTGCCAGAGAAATAAACGACACTAGTAAACCACTAGATATGAACTGGATTAATGTAATGAAGAGACAGCCTGTTGTATCGGGTAAAGATAAGCCTACATTAGAAGCTTTGAGGGCTATCAATGATAAATGTAATAACAGGGCGTATAAGGAAAATCCTGAATGGCCTACACCTAAAGAGTTTGCATTAGCTGATAATTCTGACTGTAAAGGGTTTAGTATCTGTAAGTATTATGCATTGCGCAAGGTTGGATTTAAGCCACAACAGTTAAATTTATGGTCAGGTGATTATAAGGGAAGAGCGCATATGATACTAGTTGCCGAAGTGGATAATCAGGAATATGTATTAGACATAGGTGCGGAATCAAGCCTGCCGCTAGCTAAGGACTACTTCTATAAGAACTTCAAGCCAAGCTATAGGTTCAATGAAAATGGCTGGGATGTAAATTGATGTTACAAATGGGGCGCATTTCCATTATAATAGTTACGCATTAACTTGAAATATGCTAAAAATCACGGGTCTAGACCCAAAAATACTTAAAAAAGTGTAACAAGGATACTTATGGGTTTCACAATTAACAAGTCGGCTGCTGGTTTAGACCCGTTTGTATTAGAAGCGGAATTAGAAGCATTATCCGCTTATGGGGATAGAGTGTCAGTTGCTCATAAGAAAAAATCATTACTTAAGTTTGGTAGAAATAAACTAGTAGGAACAAGTGCCGCAACAATTATGACTTTGCCCGCGGGAGTTAGTAATGAAACTTATATATCAACGAACGGCATTAATAGGTTGAGTTCTGCTAGCACAGATATAGCGGGCGGCATACATGGGTATTTAGCTTTGGTGTTATGATTAATTTTAATCTTCATCCTAAACAAACTTTTGTATTAGAGACGGAGGCCACAGAAATATTATATGGTGGCGCGGCTGGAGGAGGCAAGAGCCATCTACTTCGAATTATTAGCATATTATGTTTGATCTACATTCCAAATATTCAGATATATCTATTCAGGCGTTTAAGTGCCGATCTAGAGAAAAACCATTTAGAGGGTGAAACAGGTTTCAGAAATTTACTGGCCCCTTTTGTATCGGCTGGTATAATTACAATTGTGGAAGGGGAGATAAGGCATAATACCAATGGTGCAAAGATATTTCTGTGTCATTGCCAGCATGAGAAGGATCGGTTTAAATATCAAGGTAGTGAAATTCATATTTTACTCATTGATGAACTTACGCACTTTACTGATAAAATATATCGTTTCTTGCGGAATCGTGTGCGTATGCCTCCGGCCGTACCAGAGATAATAAAGCAAATCTTTGGAGATAATTTTAAACTACCTAAGATAATATGCGGCTCAAATCCAGGTAACGTTGGGCATACTTTTGTAAAACAAACATTCATAGATTTATTATCCCCATTTGAAGTTAAACGCATGCCACGCGAAGAGGGTGGAATGTTGCGACAGTTTGTGCCAGCCTTATTAGAGGATAATCCATCTTTATTAGAGAATGATCCAGAATATGAAATGCGTCTTGAAGGATTAGGTTCGCCTGATCTTGTAAAGGCAATGCGTTATGGATTGTGGGATATTACGGCCGGGGCGGCACTGGAGAAGCTCAGGCGTGATAAACACATGATTAGAGATTTTCAGGTTCCACAAACTTGGACTAAATTCATGGTTATGGATTGGGGAAGTGCCAAGCCATTTGCTGTAATATGGTTCTGTGTAGTGGATGAAAATATGATATTAAAAGCAAAGGATGATTGGCCAGAAAGATTAATACCAAAAGGAGCGTTAATAGCATATCGGGAATGGTATGGATGGAATGGTAAAGAAAATGAGGGATGCAGATTAGAAAGTACTGTAGTGGCAAGGCAAATATTAGATATAGAAGAAGAGGCGGGGGAAGAGATGGATTATCGCGTTGGGGATTCTGCAATGTGGGCGGAGCATGACGGTGCGAGTATTCAACAACGGATGTATGATGATACTAACGGTCGGTTTCTTATGGAGCAATCACGCAAAGGGAGAATAGGTAATTTTGAAGAAATACGTGCTAGAGTGGCAGGCGATGATGATGGCCCTATGTTATATGCAACAGTATCATGTAAGCATTTCTGGCGAACGGTGCCAGATTTACAGTTAGACGAAAAGCACCCAGAAAAGGGACCGGCTACGGAACAAGAAGATCATATTTTTGACTGCATTAGTTATGGCTGCGCCTCCCGGCCTTATATAACAACTAGGCGTGATAGATTAGAGGCGGCAATTAAGGAGGCTAAAAGACAAGTGAGAAAAAATTCATGATATTGGCAAAGAATAGAAAAAGAAAAATAGTTGACACAATCTGTTGTATTAGCTAATCTCAATAAGCCTAGGTTTGCTTAAACACCTTTCCTAGGCTCTAACTTTTCGGTGGTTCGGAAAGGATTCTATGATTTACGTTTGGCATACCGGCCACCAGATAAACGAAACCGTAAGCATGGCGCTGCATGCTGGCATACCTCAAAATATTCTCAAGCACACTGAATGGGCTGATAACTATATCAATTCAACAAATAAGCATATTGCTGTCGGGTACGGCATACTTCGCGGTACCGCTGATATTTACCGTTATAACAGTATTAATGGTGTGGATTTCTACGAGGTCGATAGAGGATACATTAATCCAAATCATTATGATGGTTATTATCGTATTACTAAGAACGGGTTACAAGCTCGGTATAAAGAACTAGATTTACCATTTGATAGGTTGGATAAACTTAAATTCAAACGTGAGAACTGGTTTAATCCCAAAGGCCATATCTTAATAATTCCCCCAACTGAATATATTGAAAAATTTTATAATCACTCTCCTGGTTGGTGGAAAAGTGAGATTGTTAAATCTCTTGACGGCACATCACGTAAATTTAAAATCAGGGATAAATCAGAATCGAGGCCACTAGATCACGATTTGCAAGACGCTTATTGTGTTATTACGTTCAACAGCAATGTTGCGGTGGATGCTTCTATAAAGGGCATTCCTGTAGTTACTGGCATGTATAGCGTGGCTGGTAAGTGGTGTAAGAACTCTATACAGGACGTTATAGAAAATAAGATTGAAGCGCCAAGCCGGGAGCATGTAGATAAATTACTGCGGTTCATAAGTTACAATCAGTTTACACTAGAAGAAATAAGGAATGGCACGGCATGGAAAATTTTAAACATACACGGAGCATGTTTAAAATAGCCAAATGTCTTAAATGCAATAAAGATATTTACGATTTTAAAATGATTGGGGATGAGAAAGATTTAATGCCTAAGGTTCAAATTGAATGTTGCAAAACGAAAGTTGTTATTTCTGTTCCTCGTATATGCATAAGGAATTTGGCATGATTGATATTGAATATCCAAACTTTCCCGGCTTAACAATGACTCACTACACAATAATCGGATCTGGGGGAACCAAGAGCGAGGCGGCTTTAGAATTAGTAACAGAATTCGAAAAAATATCTAAGGTGGGTCCCTATCTTATGAGGAGAGTACCATTGCATGAAGTTAGGCCGGACGGAATACATCAATATAGCATGAGGATATCCCGTGAATAGTAAACAAATATATAAAATTATCCATTCCATAATAGATATTAGATTTGAACAGGAATTAGGGGTTTCTCCAGTTCTTCAGACGCAGATAATCACACTTACATCTGGAGGAATTAAGAAAGAGGGCGAAGAATATCCATTATTATTGAAAAATAAAGAAATTGCATGGATATCGTTTTTTCTGGAATTAATAAAAATGTTAAAACAAAAAACTCCCACTATTTCTTCATCGGAAGGTTATCCTTTAATTTACTGGAGAAGTTTTCCGGAGATAAAAGAAATTAATAGTAGCTATGTGGTTTCGGCAAGATTATTTGTTGGTTATGAGGGTTTTAGATGAATAACATATACATAGGCTGGGATGCTCGCGAAGACGTCGCTTATCAGGTGTGTAAACATACGATAGAGCGGCATAGCAAAAATTCTGCTTATAATATTATTCCCCTGAAGCATAAGGAATTACGCAAACAAGGCGCTTTTTATCGTCCTTGGATGACGCATGCTATTGATGGAAACCGTTACGATATGGTGGATTTAAAACCATTTAGTACAGAATTTTCACATACACGCTTTCTAGTGCCATATCTGAATGGCTACAAAGGTTGGGCGCTATTTATGGATTGCGACATGATATTTACGAGTAGTGTAAAGAAGTTATTTGCGCTATGTGATAATAAATACGCATGCATGGTTGTTAAACATAACCAGAAGCCAATTGAAATTATTAAGATGGATGATGAGCCGCAAACTAAATACTATCGCAAAAATTGGTCGTCTTTCGTATTATGGAATTGTGGGCATCCAAAGAACAAGAAGCTTACTACACGCAAGGTAAATAGCGATTCAGGAACTAATTTACATGCTTTTGATTGGCTAGATGATAAAGACATAGGCTCCCTTCCATCGAGCTATAATTGGATAGAGGGATTATCTCCAAGTATATCCGCATATCAATCAGCTAAGCCCGATGTGATACATTATACTTTAGGTGGGCCGTGGTTCCCTGAGTATCAAGATGTTGCGTACGCGCAGCTATGGACTGAGGAATACGAATACTGGCAACGTGCATGTGATAATGAGTTTACTAATATACCGAGCACTAAGTATGAATAGATTCTTTAAAACTAAACAGAGAAAAAAAATGAACATTTTTGGGCAAAAAATAATTTTGGATATTAGATATTTAGAAAGAGGTGGGAAACTAATACTTCAAGTAAAAAGTGGTAGTTATAATAATTACGATGATGAACTAGGAAAAATGAAATTTATAAAAGAGCTTGAATGGGAAGATGTTCCTGTTGTTAAGCAGGATGGGAGGCAGGAAGATTATATAAATATATCGAGTACTAAATATGAATAAAGATTATATAGCATCAGAATATCGCCGTTTACATGCGGCTAATAAATTCAGTGGCGCATGCTTGCAAAAGCATTTGCCTGAAATTAAGGCATTGATTGGAGAATATGACTGTAAGTCAGTATTAGATTATGGCTGTGGTAAAGCTACAAGCCATAAGAAAGCTGGGCTATCTAATGTAATGTTATATGATCCTTATTATGAGCCTTATAGTAAGAAACCAACTGAGGATATGTTATTTGATATGGTTATTTGTACTGACGTTATGGAGCATGTGCCAGAGGATGAGGTGGGCCGTACGTTACATGATCTAATCAATTATACTAATAAGGTGCTTTTTTTGGCTATCTCAACAAAACCAGCTAAGAAAACTTTTGCCAATGGGGAGAATGTGCATCTTACAGTTAAACCTGAAGAGTGGTGGGAATCTATGTTAAGTACGGCAAAGGATATTAAGATAGTGAGGCATTACTCATGAAGCAAGTATATGGAGTATGGCTTCCGGAAGAAGATACGCACTTTGAAAGGATGATGAATGAAGATGGAACATATCAGCGCGATATATTTCTAGCATGCATGGAATACGTAATAAATCCTAAGATATTTTATGATATTGGGGCGCATGTGGGATTGTGGAGCTTAATGGCTATTAAGGCTGGATTTAAGACAATCAACGCTTATGAACCCAACCCAAGAACTTTTGAGTGCTTAAGAAATAACCTAGCTAATAAAGAAGGGGATTATAAGGCTCATCTTAATAATTGCGGTATAAGTGAACATACTAGGTTAATGCAATTCGTCAAAGAAAGTAAGGAGAACAGCGGGGCAGCTAAACTTATAAACGACAATAAAGGACTTATGGTTCCAGTAATAAATATTAATTATCATCTTCTCGATACTAAATTGAATGAAGCGCACACGACCTTAATCAAAATCGATACGGAGGGCATGGAGGCTGAATGTATTAAAGGTATGGACAGAATTATTAATGAATTGAAACCTATAATCTGTGTAGAGCAACGTACTAATCATGATGCACTAAAATTATTACAAGATATGGGAATGGAAATAGTTCAACAAATAAGAAAGGATTATATATTAACATGGAAAGACCAATAGTATTATTATCAGGTGGATTTGACCCCTATCACGATGGACACGTCAAAATGTTTGCAAAAGCTGCAGAGATTGGCGATATATGTGTTATCCTCAATAGTGATAACTGGCTTGTAAAAAAGAAAGGAAAATACTTTATGTCGTTGATGCAAAGGGCTGACGTTCTTAGCTCTATCAGGGGTGTAGAATCTGTATGGCATTCTGAAACGTTAGATGATGTTAGCCAGGATATAGAGAATATATATAACCATATCGGTTTTAAGAGTCGCTTCCTGATATTTGGCAAAGGTGGCGATAGAACTTCTGCAAATACACCAGAACAGACGGTATGTGAGAAGTTAGGCATTCCTGTTATATTTGGGTTGGGTGGCAATAACCAGCAATCGAGCAGTAAATTGTTAGAGCGGTGGAGTGATATGGAGTCAGCGGCTGTAAGAAGTATAGCGAATAGTTGCGTATTAAGTAACTCAACTATGGAATCAATAAACGCATGGAGTGGCGATGGTTCAATGGCCTAAACAGAGGGCATGGGGATGGTATGCAACTTTAATACGCACGCCATGGTTTTGTTTGAAGTTGTTACGGTTTAGACCTTATGGCAAGTTATCATTGCAAAGGCACGAGCATAGGACGGAAATATGGTGGTTTATTAAGGGATTTGGTTGGAGAAATGGAGATAATTTTGGATGGTCGTTTGCTGGAGATATGTGGAAAATAAATAAATGTAGTTGGCATCAATTCAATGCACCAAGCACCCCTGTTTACGCAATAGAACTACAATACGGCAGAAAAGTAACTGAATCAGATATAGAGAGGAAATAATGACGGAAGAAATAACAGTTAGTGCGTTCCCGCACCCGCTACCATCAACTTATTTAACTATAACAACATTCCCAAATAAAGATTGGCATGATTATCTGCATATAAGCACAATGACATATATGCAATACTTCCCGATAGAAGTCCCGTTGCTTATAAAACTAACTAAAGATGATCTGCAGGGCGTTGTTAATGAAGGACTCAACAATCTTGTAAATAGCACAAAAGGATTAAAAGAAGGTCGTAAAGTTCATATAGAAACTGGCATGTTGCCAGAAGAGGTTGACTTCTACACGCGTCATAAAGACTATAAGAATGATGGTAATTACCGTACTAACTATATAGATTTTTCGCATAAGATATTTGCTTTATACCAAGCTTATTTATTCGCTAAACAAGAAGGAATTGATTATATCATTTGGTTGGATGCCGATGTAGTAGTAAGAGAAGAAGTAACAATACACGATATAGAGAAATGGCATAATGGAGCTGATATAGCTTATTTAGGCCGCAAAGATTGGGATCACTCAGAATGTGGTTTGGTTATATACAAAACTGAAACTGCAGGTAAGTTCATAGAACGATTCCATGAAATGTATGTAAAGGATGAAGTCCTAACGCACAAACAATATCACGATAGTTATATATTTGATAGGTTGCGTGAAGAGTTCGCGGATTTGACATATTATAATATATCAGAAAATATAGAAGGAAGAGATGTATTCAACATTTCTTTGTTAGGTGAAAAATTGCACCATTATAAAGGCAACGAAGAAAAGAGAAAATTAGCAGAAAGAGTTAAGAAGGTTAGGAATGGAGAGTCAATAGATCGTAATAATGCAGTTAATGTCAATGATGTAATTATAAAAACAAAGAATTGTGTTGATAAGGAAAAAATACGTGAAAACATTTCGCGTAATATAAGATTAATACGCAACTGGTATATGCCATGCAAGAAAACAGATGAAGTTATAATACTATGCAGTGCGGGGCCATCTTTAGACCCGATTGAAATTAGAAAATATTACGATCAAGGATATAAAATTGTTGCAGTTAAACACTCATTAAAAACCTTACACTTGGCTGGGATTATTCCTTGGGCAGTAATACTACTTGATCCTCGTGAGCATGTGACTGGCTTTGTAAATGAAATAAAGCCTGAATCATTAGTATTTGTATCATCAATGGTAAATCCAGAGGTAACAGAAAAATTATTAGAACGTAAGGCTAAAGTAATTGGCTATCATGTTGCAGTAGGAGCGCATGAAGAGGATTTTCTAAGCAACGGAGACTGTTTAATTATTGGCGGTTCAGCCACAGCAACAAGAGGGATTTCTGTGCTTCAAGGGCTTGGATTCACAAATATGGAGCTATTTGGATATGATTGTTCTTATCACGAGAAGCCAGATTTGCAGGAAAAGAAAGATAATGGTACAATGAAATACGAAGAGGTAACGCTTGAGGTAGAAACTTATGGAGATAAAAAAATAAAGCGGACTTTTTGGACGGAGGGTCAGTTTTTAGCTCAACTACAGGAGTTCCGCAATCATTACTTCTTATTGCCTTCTTTAAACTTAAAGATACATGGTGATGGTATGATTCCATGGGTATGGAGAAATAAATTGCGCCATAAGGAATATCTTAAAGAACAAGAGGAAAAGGCTGAATTAAAGGCATATTTTCTGGATGATTATATAAACAGGTTGAATTTTAATGCGTGATAAAAGAACCAAGGACGAAAATAAAATAAAAGTGGCGGGAAAGGATCCATTAAATCTAACCTATCATTTTGACCCTACGGAATTACGCACTATTGGAGTTAAAGCCCATGAATTATATAAACAAGACGATGAAAGTCGCGCAGAATGGCTGGCTACCCACGCAGAATATTTAGAAATATATCATCAAAAAGATACTTACGATAATAATTTTTCTGACGACTTTAACAGTTCGGATGCTCGCGTTCCCTTACTTACGGAATCATGCCTGGGTTTTCAGGCCAGGGCTTATAAAGCTATATTCCCACAACGCTCATTTATTGCCACTACTTCTATGGAGGATATTACCCAAGAAGAACAGCAACGAGCGGAACGTTTAGCCAAGTGGATGAATTATTTATTAAACTTCCAACAACGCCGTTATAAACGTGATAAAAAACGCATGCTGCTTGCAGCCGCTCTAATGGGAAGTGATTTTAGTAAAACCTATCCTGATCCTATAAGTGGATTGCCAAAAATTGAACGAGTACGCGCACAGGACTTTATTGTGTGCTATGGTACTGGGCCAAGAGAATTAGAAGATGTGCGGCGAAAAACCCATCGAATGACGATGGATATAAATAAAGCAAAGAAGCTTTATAGAGACGGCTTCTTTTCGGCATTGCCTATAGAATCTGATACTGAATATAGCAATCCTGGCGATATGCAGGAAGTCGAGAATGAAGCGGATGGAATACACGAAGTAGGAAAAGAAGGTAAAACAGCAATAATTCTTGAGCAGCATACTTGGTATGATCTTGATGGAGACGGCATTGAAGAGCCTGTTATTATTTGGATAGATGATAATAGCAAAAAAGTCCTGCGCATAGCAGCGCGGTATAAATTTGGCGATAATGAAAAGAAGCCTATCGAACATTTTACGCATTACTCATTTATTGATAATACCGATGGATTTTACGGTTTTGGTTACGGGCATCTTATTGCGAAGATGAATCAATCCTTAAATCAGATGTTGCGTAATTCTATCAATGCCGGGGAGCTTGCAAACTCTGGTAATATGGGTGGATTTATTTCTGATTCAGCCGGAGTAAAGGGGGGAGAGGTAGAGCTTCCTATCGGAAAATTTATCAAAATTCCACGCACCTCAGATGACCTATCTAAATCAATATATCAGAATAAATTCCCGGGCCCTAATGCTTCTTATGTAAGCATGATTGAGTTTATGCAATCTGTCATACAAAGGCTTTCCAATACGACAGAGGCGGTAAGTGGGGATGTGTCTAAGGTTTATCAACCTATGACTATTCTGACAATGTTAGAACAAAGCCTACAAATGCCTAGTTCTATTATGGAAAACCTAGCGCTTGCTATGGAGAGCGAATTAGAAAAGATTCTTATAATTGCCCGTGAAAACGCTTCTGCCATACAAACATTTACCCATGAAGATGAAAGGGTAAGTATTACTAAAGAAGACTTCCAGGGTGCAACAAGGGTATATCCAATAATGGATCCGCGCTCTGTTACCAAACAGCAGAAAATGGCTAAGGCGCAGAGTGTTTACCAATTAGCAATGACAAACCCATTGATAGCTAATCAACCAAATTCTGTTTATACGGTAACAAAACAAGTGCTCGAATCTATGGAAGTGCAGGATATTGATCTAATACTACCACAACCAGAAAACCAGAAACCCGAAAGAATAGATGATCAGCACGAGGAAAATATGTTTTTCCTTCTGCCACCACAAGAAAAGCCTTTATTCGATGTTTTCCCAGATCAAGACCACCAAACCCATATAAAAATTATTAATGAGTTACTAAAGGGCTTTGAAAAGCAAAAGATGGCAACTGGTAAATTAGATATATCGCCAGAAGGATTGCAGGCAATTATGCTGCATAAACAAAAACATGTTGCGTTTTTATATGGGCAACATCATGGAGTAATACCGAATGGACAGGGACAGTTGGGAGATATGGAAGCGCAGGCCGGAAACGATCCACTTCTTGAGGCACTTGCACAGCAGCTTTCAATGGGCGGACAACCTTCTGATATGCCCACCGGACAAAGTGGAGCGGTACCGGGGACAGGCGGAGGTTTTGAAGGAAGCGGAGAGATACCTGGCGAAGGGGTTCTTGAGCGAGTTCCAGTAGACCAACGAAACACGCAGATTTCCTATTAATTTACCCACGTTTGACAGTATTCCTACATAAGCTAAAATAAGCTTATGAACACAGGAATGCTTACAAATATGATGGGTGCAATGGGTCGCGGTGGCGATGCCATGATGGCACATCTTTCTCCGGGGGATGTAGTTATTCCTCGTGATATTATATTGGAAAATCCAGAGTTCCTTACTAAGTTTAAAAAAGCAATGCAAGATAATCGGGCTGATTATCGAGGTCATATAGCTGGATCTGGTTATGAAAATTATAATCCGGAAACTGGGGCGCCAGAGTTTTTTTTCAAAGGTTTAAGAAATTTCTTTAGTAACCCTGTTAAGCAGATCAGTCAGGCCACAAGTAACCCACTAGGAACATTAACAAATAGCTTGGCCACTAGTGGAACAATAGCCGGACAAATAGCCGCACCTATAATTAGTAATTTAACTGGACAATCTCCATCCCAGACGGCGCCCGCGCCTACACTTCCTTCGTCCAATCTTGGCTCAGTAGATGAGCCATTTAAACCAAAGCAAGGCGCGGAGCCAACAAAGCCATTTGATTTATTCTCTCGTGATATTGGCGGACAAACGTTTGGTTCGCTAGATCCAACACAACAGCGCAGTTATTTAGCCACACAAGGCTCAATGGGCGGTGGTTTAGGAGATGAAGATAAAAATTATTACCTTGGTTTACTCAAAAGAAATTTAATTGATGAATCTGGTCAACTAGGAAATATGAACTCGGCTTTATTGCCAATTGAAAGAAATTATTTATCACGTTTGGGGCTTCCAACGGACAATACAACTGACTTCTTCCAGGCCTTACAAAGTTAAGGCCGCCACTATTAATGACGGCCTCGAGGTGGTTCCTTGTAGGTAAGTTTAAATCATTAATAGAGGAAAAGCAATGAGTAAGATACCATTCACGCCATTATTTGCGCGTGTATTACTAAGACGGGAGAAAAGAGATAAAATAGGTTCTATAATTATACCTGATTCCGCAGCTAATAAATATAACCCAGAAGAAGGAATAATAGTAGCAATAGGTCACACTGCGGACGAGGCGTTACAAGGCCTGGAGGGCAAAAAAGTAATGTTTGCCAAATATTCAGGTGCATGGATAAAAATTAAAGACGAAGAATATTTCATGTGCCAGGACGAAGATTTACTGGGGGTGATATATGAGTAATATATATAGCCCAGAAGCGCAAAAGAGCATTGATTCAGCCGAAAACAAACTCGGCGATGCAATTAAAAATCTAAAATCCCAGATTAAAAATGACGATCCGACAGTTGAGGTTATTTCAGAACACGCACCCGATGTAGATGTTGTTATTGATTCCCCCCAACCCAAAGAACCCGCAAAAGAGCCTCGTAGGTCGGAGTTTGTAAAAACAGATGATCCAAAGGTTATAGAGCGTATTAATGATCTATATGGCCAAGTAAAAAAATCTGATTCTCGGAACCAGATGATTCTTGAGCACAACAGGATTATGGAAGAAAAGCTTGCGGAATATCAGGATAAACTTTCAAAGTTAGAACGCAATACCCAGGATACCGCTAGTAATAAAGTAGAAACGGAACTTAAGGCTGCCCTAAGGACGGCGCGTGAAGAAAATGATTATGATGCTATTGAAACCATAGAAGATAAATTACTAGATCTTCGTGTGGAAAGGCGTCTTGCTGATAAGATGCCAAAACCAGAACCAAAGGCACCTCCAAAAGTTGATCCTCAACAACAGCAATTTGAAGCGCAGTATTTACGGAACGCGGCTTATCTGGAAGTGCTTGGGCAAGAGAAAGATGCTTCTGGAAGTCCGATCAGAGGCTATTTATTTAATAACCATCCTGATAATGCGAAAGCATTGGAACTATTTGAAAGCATCCCGAAAGAATTTGCGGCGGCTGGAAAGCAGGCGGATATAAAAACTATCATGGATGTTCTTGACGAAAGAATACGGGGTAAAAAACCCAAGCAACAATATTCTGTACTTAGCGGGGATGATAATGAGGCCGCGCCCAGAACTGTAGTTAGGCTAACCCAGGCAGAAATTAATGTTGCTAAAAATATGGGCATTACCCCAGAACGGTATGCAAGACAAAAACAACTAATTAATAGTTAAATAACCCACGTTTGCAAGGAGCAAAAAAATGAGTACAATAAGAGATAGAGAGCGAGATGCTGAGATTGAAATTATGGAACAGCTTTTAATCGAAGAGAAGCTCGCAAAGTCCAAAAAAGCAGAAAAGACACCAGCAGAAAAGAAAAAAGGCCAGCCTGTTGAATTTATACCAGCAAGGCGTGTTCCTAAGTTGGAATGTCCGGAAGGGTTTAGAGTCGCTTGGAAGCATAATACACCCGAAAATGTCCGTAGATTGCAATATGAAGGCTGGATACCAGCTAATCGTATAGAGCATAATATGGATGTGCAGATGGGTAATTATTACAAGAAACTTAACGATTCGCCAACTTCTAAAAAAGAAAGCTCAATAACTCATAATGAACTGGTTGCTATGTTAATTCCAGAAGAATTGGCAATAGCCAGGGATGAATATCATAGGGCAGAAACAGAAAAGCAGACAAGAAGCAAGCTAAAACCTGAAGAAGGTAATACGGCTCTTATAAGGGCCGCAAAAATAAAAACAACAATGGAAATTAACTAGGAGAATAACAAATGGTTGCTACAGCACAGACTATAAGAGGTTTTGTTGGTGCACGTTCCCTAAATGGTGGTAATCCTGTACTGGTGACTAAGGAAGTTACCGCGTCTGCAGGAACTACATACTTTATAGGCGATCCGGTAACTCTAAAAACAACTGGCAAAGTGGATACCGTTTCCGCTGCGTCTACTAACATTTTTGGAATTGTAATGGGTATTTTTAAATCGAATACCGCAGGACAGCCAGCACCTTTAACTTTTAACTTACCAAGCACGGGTAACTACTTGGCAGCAAGTCAGGCTGGTTTTGTGTCGGTTTGTACCGATCCATATCAGACTTATCTTGCCACTATTGACGTTACTGCATCCGCAGCACTTATCGGGGCCAATGCTTTTGTAAGCGCAGGCACACCAGTAACGGCGGCAGGACGCAGTGGATATTCACTTAAAAAAGCTACTACTACTTCTGCGGATGGGCAGTTCCAGATCGTTGGACTCGCACCAACTGACCTGATAAATGGTTATGCAAGTGAATATGGTGATGCCAATGGTAAAGGTGTCGTGGAAGTAAGAATAAACGCCGCAGCATTTGGCGTTAACAATGCCGGTATATAAGGAGTAATTAACTATGGCACAAGTAATGACAACCGGCAATTTTGCCGAACTATTATGGCCTGGTATTAAAGAAATTTATGGTACCAGGTACGACATGCATCCAACAATGTATACTGAGTTTATGGATGTAATGACAAGTAAACAGGCATTTGAAAAAACACAGGGAATTACTGGCTTTCCTTTAGCAGCAGTTAAAGAACAGGGTAATGAAGCGGTGTTTTCACAGATGTTCCAGGGCTTCCAGCAGGAATATTTACATCTTACCTATTCTATAGGTGGCGTTGTAACCCAGGAAATGGTTGAAGATGATTTATATAATCAGATAAACCAGATTCCTAGGCTGCTTGCAGAATCTATGAGGCAAACAGAGGAAATTGTTGCAACTAACATTATAAACAATGCCGCAACTACCACTGGACCGGATGGAACAACCCTAATAAGCGCCTCGCATCCACTTGTTGGTACGGGAGGAACACAATCTAACCAACCCGCCACCGCATCGGATTTGACACAGACAACACTCGAACAGGGTATTATTGATGTTAAAGACTTCCGGGATGATCAAGGATTAAGGTTAAATATTGATGTGGAGAAAATTATAACAGGTAGGTCGTATTTCTTTACTGTACGTAAGATTCTTGAAACTCAGTACGAGACTGGAACTGGAAATAATGATGTTAATATAGTTTCTAATATGAGCATTAAGCCTGTAACGACTAACTTTATTACAGATCAGGATGCTTGGTTCTTAAAAACCAATAATCCTTCACAGTTGAAGTTTTTCCGTAGACGGCCAGCCCAGATACAGCGTGACAATGATTTTGCTACAGATAATCTTAAGATAAAAACATCTACAAGATTTTCTACAGGATTTGATGATTTCCGCTGTTTATACGGGTCATTTGGTGCCTGATGCAATTATTATATAATTTCAGAGGGGAGGTAAAATCTTCCCTCTTAATATAAGGATATCAAAATGGCTAACACTACATTTACAACCGTATTACAGGGTGGTCCAGATAATGGCCTAGGGACAACTTTGGATACAAGAGTTGGAACAACATGGATCAAAGAAGTTACGGTATCGGCTGGCAACAGGAATAAAACCTTTACATTGCCAGATAACTCTTTCTTGCATTCTGCTAATGGATTTGTAACCGAGAAAGTAAGCGGCATTGCACAGGGCGTTAAAATGCAGATAGGAAATGCCACAACTGATGGACTTTACGGCACAGCTAACGCGATATCTGCACTTGGTGTATATGAGGCAACGCTTACAGAATCGGCAGTAAGTGCTAAAACTGTTGTTGTTAAAGTTACGGCCTCTGTTGCGGCTTCTGCGGCTGATATAACAGGTTTTCAAGTGAATGTTACTATAATTGGTGGTATAAGGAGTTAACATGCCTACTAAATTAACACCAGTACTATTTATGAATGCGGCAACTTCTGCAGGTACGTATGGGCTTACTCCGATTGATGTGGCCTATGACGAAGATCGGCTACGGTCTATTTCTGGTACGAGGGCGGATCTAGGCGATCAGGTTATGGTATTGCTTGAAACAGTTGTGCCACAATTTGGTAATGATGGAAGCCCTTTGACTTCAATAGTAGTAACGGCAACTGCAACAGTTTGGACAAGTGCTAATGGTACTTATAATAGCTGTGTGTTGCAAGGAGCCTTTACAAGGGTAAAATTACAGAAAGTAGGAGCGGGGGGAGCAGCAACATTTGTAGGGTATGTATAAATGCGGAATGGATGGAAAAAAGGACAGTTCTTAATAATAGATTCAGAAAGTGGAATGACGCGTTATTCCGGCCAAGTAAAGAAAGATTACTCTGGCCAGATGATTACTAAAAGATATGCAGATCATGAACAGCCACAGGATTTTATAAGACCTTCAGATGATCCTAAGCCTGTTCCGTTTTCTAATCCTGGCCTCCAGGATTTTACTGTATCCGTATCTGCTCCTACTTTTGTAGGTAACACCTCAGTAACTGCAAAACCATCTCCTGCTTCACATTTATTCTAAGGGGGCGCCATGGGTTCTTTGTTATCAGATACCAGAAAGACATATATCCAGATATTTAATGAAGTACGCCGTAAATTAGGTGTAGGTGAAGTAGTAGCGCTTAATTCTGACACGCTCAGCATGGCGATGATAGATTACATGAATGACGTACTTGCCGAAATATCAGATTTTGGCGATTGGCAGGAAATGTATCGTGAAGAAGCTTTTGCCTTTGTTACTGCAAATTCCAGCACTTCAGATTGGGTTTTTGACACTTCCGTAGCCACAAAAAGCATCCATGAAATACAGTTTGGAAGCCAAATTGCGCCAATGCGGCTTGTTACTCTTGATGATATCAGGAGATTAAATCGCTCACATTCTTTCGGTGTTCCTACACAATATGCTTTTGTTGGTGTAGATAACGTAACAACTGGCAATCCAATAGTAAGGGTATTTCCTACACCTACTACTGCCCAGGCAAGCGCCAATTTTAATTTGGCCTATTATAAGAAACCCGCAATTATAACAACCGCAGATACATCATCAATACCAGAATTCCCTTCAAGGATGGTAGTGCAGGGATTGCTTGCATATTGTCTTAGGGATGAAGAAAGAGGCATGCAATCACCACAATGGCAAGAAGAATATGCTATATTTAAGAAATTTGTAGGTGAAACTTTCAATCGTTACAATGGCGATACTGGTAGTGATACGTATTTTGTGCCATCCCGTGGTAGAGGTAGGCGCTAATGCAAATAGTAAAATATAAACCAGCAATGTTAGGATATGGGAGCGAATCTTCTTATAAATTACAGCCTTTGGAGTTCTCATCTAATATTATAAACCGTTTTTATAATTCGCTAGGTGATTTAGAGAAAAGAAGGGGAATGCAGCAGTTAGGGTCTACAATAACAACTTATAATGGCACATCTGGGCTTGCAGTTATAAAAAACTTACATGAACATATAGATTCTAGTGGCAATAGTACATTATATGCTAGTGGTCGATATGATACAGGAGGATTCTCGAATGTATCGGTTGGTGCTATTTGGCGCTATAATTCTGTTAGTGCAGATTGGCAAGCCATTGCTACGGCAGGTTTTAACGGTAGATTAGATAAAGATTCTAAGATATTTAGCGTCCAAATGAATAATAGTCTAATATTTTGCAATGGAATTAATAAAAATTTTTATATTGATAAACCCACAGACGCTATTAATGGCGCTTATGCTAAACTACTATATTCGACTATAATAAAAGGCGGTACTGGCACCGGCACAACTAATGCCTTACTGTATGATAGTAATGTTAGTAATTGGAGGACTCAAACAAACGTTGCAGTAAATGATTTAGTAATTGTTTATCAAAATCCTTCTGCTCCTAATCTAACATTTAGTGAAAGTGGTGCAATTATTACTAGTGTGGGAACTAGTGCCCTTGATATTAGTGTTATAGGTAGCGCTGGAACTGGTTACGGGTTTAGTCCAAATGGTAATCTTGGAACCGGAAGCGCTTATCGTGTTGTTGATCTTGTAGAGCTTAATATTATACCTATAGTGCAGTCACCCGATTATATAATTTATGATAATATAGCCACAGGAGGGCAAGCTACTAGTGCATTAGCTGTTTCTGTTACTGCTCTGAATTTTTCTACTACTGAAATAAAAAGAGGTGATTATGTTTATAATACAACTAGAGGCGCTGTTGATATAGTATCAACAGTTACATCTAATATAGGAATGAGTAATGGTATTAATGGTCAAACCAGCGGAGATAGTCTTGTTTTTTTTAAGGATGCGCTTCCTATAGCCGCATATCCACACGTACACTATGGAAGACTGCATCTTATCGATGCGCGCGATCCTACTAAAATCCGTGTTTCTGGACCTAATGATCCAGAGGATTTTACCACCTTTAGTAAAACATTAAGCAGCAATACTATTGATTATGGAGCAAGACAGCCAAAAGGCGATATTCTCCTGACAATGAATACGTTCCAACGTTATCTTGTGGTCGGTGGCAAAGCCGGATTATTTGTTACAGACGGTACTAATCCTATAGCAGATGTAACTGCAGATGTTATTGACCTTGATCCTGTAGGTTTATTTCCACAAGGTGTGTTTAGTCCGCAAGGCTTACAAAGCACCGGAAATGAAATGTTATATATCGGCAATGACGGTATGCGTTCGTTCCTTGCTGCATTCGATAGTAAGAATACGACTACGAATAACAAATCAGAACAGATAAAATCAGAACTGATTAACGCATTACAAAATACATCTGCGGCAGCAGTGCAGTTAGTTCATTACCCTCGCCGGAATTGGGTAATGATGAAAATAGGAGATGTAATATATAATTATAATTATACCCCAATCTTCACCAATGGAAAATACAATCCTGTAGGTACTTTTACAAAATTCACAGGATTATTAGCGCAGCAAACGGCCTTCCTAGTCACCAGGGCCGGAGATTTAATAACAGCGGATGCGACAGGAAGAGTTTATACTTTTGACGTTAGTGGGGTATTTACAGATAATGGTACCAATATTCAAACTACTTATACGTCACCATGGCATACATTACAGGAAGCAGAAAGCAATGCGGATATTATTATAAAAGATGGACGATATGTAAGACCCGTTATTGAGACTTCTGCAACAATAGAGTATACTATGTCAGTAATCGGGGATTATTCGCAATTATCACAGAGTTCTATCGTATTTTCATCGGAAGGAAATGGGATAACAAATCCTAAACTTCCTTTAAGATGGAGAGGAAAACAGGCGCAATTCACAATAACAACCGATACTTCGGTAGGTGTAGATATATTAAGCTCATATACTATATATGGGAATATATTCGGGAGGAAATAAATAATGTTAGAATTTTTACCAATGTTATCAGCGGGGTTGCAGGGCTTAAGTGCATTATCTGCTATGCGTGATACTGCGGAAGGACAGCAGCAGACACCGGCAGAGTCCATGCAATTGCAGGCCATGGCAAATAAAGAGAGGCTATTAAAAGCGCTTCTTAACCCGGACGATCCTATACTTAAGAATCTTACTGCTTCGGAAAGTCAGCAAACCAATAATTCTATACAGCAGCAATTGTCTAATTTATTATCTGCAAATCGTAGGGCGCAATTAATGGGTAGGCAAACATATTTCAACCCAGAAAGGCAGGATGAGGCTATCAGTACATTTTTAAACAGAGCGGCTGATACCACAGCTAATACAGCACGATCCAATGCATTAAAACGTATTATGGAAGTAGCTAACCAGTACGGTAGTTCGGCGAGCGGGTATGGTGGAATGGTTGCTAATCAGGTAAATAGGCAACTTGCCAATACTGGCAGAACATCTTCTATATTAGGATCGGCTGGGGATTCTCTTGGTAGTGGGGGATCGTTATCAAATATATTCGCTATGTTAAGCAGCACCGGGGGTGCTGGGGGAGGTGCTGGAGGAATGGGTTCAATGGCTTCTATGTTTGCATAAATAAGGAACTAATATGACAAGTACAATATCAGAGAATGCATTAAGAGGGCAACAAAGCCGGATTATGGCAGCAATGCGGGCTGCAGCAACGCCAAAATTAGGCGATGATCTTAGGGATATAGCCTCAGCATTAACAACGCAAAATCGGGGAGGTGCAAGCTATTTTGAAACCATGAAGAAATTCGGCGATGCACAGAAACAAACAAATATTAACGCCGAAACAGGCATATATGCACAAATGAAAGAACAGGTAGCGCGTGGTGATGCGGAGGCTTCTGCTGTAGACAAAGCTATCACAGATATTGCAGGCGCAGATCCGAAGATATATGCAAGTATTGCAGATAGGCTGCATGCAGATCCTGAGCCTGTAAACACACGTAACGCTCAAGCTAAAGTTATGAAATATGCGGCAGAGTTAGGAATTAATCCGCTTAGTGTGCAGTCAGAAAAGGCGAAGATTGCTAAGCTCAATGCCGATGCGGCTAATACAGCAAAAGGAGGGGACGTTCCTGCATCAATTAAAGAATGGAATGTGTTTAATGCTATGACACCAGAGGATCAGGCTAAATACAAAAGCATGAAACGTACAGGAGCAGAAGAAGAGTTAGGCAAGAAGCTTGCGGGAGCGGGAGCTAAATCATATGCAGATTTACAAACTAAAATAGAAGGAGCCGAAAACTTCCTTGTTAATACAGAAGTAGCTCGTGATGCTTTATCTAAGGCGAAATTGACGGGTCCTGTGTTTGGTAGAGTTGGAAAAGCAGCCAGCGACCCGGCCTATGTGAATTGGCAAAGTTCAAAAAATGGATTAGCACTTCTAGCTAAAACTGTATATGACATGCCTAATAATAACTTCTCTGAAGGGGATAGGGAGTTTCTTGTAGATATCGTAGGCGGCAAGTTCCCTACCAAAGGAGCCGCAGAAGCTGTTATTGATAAATTAGAGCTTATTGCCAATAAGGGCATACGTAACAACAAAAAACATCAACAAAATATATTAAGCCGGAAGACTTATAATAAAGACGTTCCAGTAGAAGATGTGCCAGATGGCGACAAAGTAACACCTAAAAGAATAAAATTCAGTGATTTGCCGGAGTGATATGGATA